CCAACTTGCCCTTGTACTTCTGAAACTTGGGGTCGTTATGAATCTCTTCTGAACCATGTTGAAAGATTTCGTATGTGTGTGTCTTTGGAAACAAACCAGTTGCACGATATGTCTTTGTATTAAAGAAGTCGGCAAACTCATGGTACTTTGTACGACCAGGAGTTGTCGAATGGTCTGTATTTGGGTCAGTACCGATGTAATGAATGTTTCGTTCATCATCAACAGATAGAGCACCCAACAACCTACCACCCCAACCTGATGATGGGTCATAAAGATTAATTTGTTCTTGTGTTTTGATATGTTCTGTATATCGTTCATACAGATACTTTGCAGTCAAAGGTGGAAAGTTAACTGCATACTGACAGAATGAAATACGGAATGCCTTTAGACCAACAGGGAATAACTTCTGACCCTTTTCATAGATTCGAATACGAAACAATTGTGCATCTTTGTGGTCAACATTCGTTGTGCAATTAGCGGGAATCAATCCAGGATTACTTGCGTGTAGTTGCAACAATTCATCTTTAGTGATTCGCAGATAAGTCTGGTCTTTCAAATCTTCATTGTAACCAGTATACTCTTTATCACCCGCATTAGGTTCTAACCAATAATCATGTGTGCCATATGCCCTTGCCTTAGTTTCAAACCAAGTTAAGAATTCATTTGTAGAAGTGGCACGGAAGTTCAATGAACCAATTGCAATCACCTGATTTAATTTAATCGGTGTTGAATAGTGATAGAAAGAATCTCTTTTGAAATGCCGTGATGCATAAGTGATGAATGTATCTAACAACTCATCTTTAGCAAAGTAATCATAAATTGATTTACCACTATTAACATCGGCAGTATAGTTGATGCGAGTTTTCATCATGGTCGGAAACCATTGATTGACTGCATTACCGACTACACTTGTATTACGAATAACATCTTCTTCACCTGTAAGTTCATCTTTAACAAGAAACTTATGTACAGGAAAAGAAGTCATCTCATTAAACTGGTCAATGATTTCTTGTTCGTCATATCCAACTCTTGGTGGTTGACCCTTTTCATCCCATAGAGACACAATTGTTTTACGAAGTTGAATAGCCCAATCACGGAATTCTTCTTTGCTCATGGCAAGAATCTCTTCAAACTTTTTGTTTGGTTCTGATTCTAGTAACTCTCTATTCTTTTCGTAAAAGTATTTCATTATTTTCCGTTTTCAATTTTATACACAACACCAGGAATACTACCGCCTGCCCAACTTATATCACTCACATTAACCATGCCGTTCTTTTCATAGAAACCTCTTGCTCTAGGATTCTCTGCACGGACAGTTAACCAAACAACTTTATGTATTGAGAAAAACTCTTTCAATACTTTTGTTGCGTTGCCTGAACCCTGTTCAATAGTAACAATCTGTCCAATGTGTGCATCACCTTTTTGTGCTTCTACTTTGCCTATTTTTTGTTTTCTTTTATAGACGCCAAACACAATCACAACACCATCTTGTAGAATAACATTGTTTGCCTCAATCTTTCGTTTGAGATAATCTTGCCGTATGTGAGGAAAGTAAGCCTTTCTGTACGGTGCGAATATAGATTCTATCACAGATAAGTCATCAATAGTGGCAATGTTCATTTTTTATTACCCATCTTTTTGGCATTTTTCTGAATTCGAACAATTTGCTTTACCAACTTACCTTGTTTCTGTCTTGCCATTTGTACTGCCAAAGGACCAGCATGTTCAATAAACTTAACACCGTTCATGTGGTCTAATTCATGCAGATAACATTTTGCAGTTAGACCTTCTAATCTGATTTGTTTAAATGCACCAGTCTCATCATAAAATTCAGCATCAACCCAAGTTGGTCTTTCAACTCTTAAAAACATTCCAGGAAAAGATAAACAACCTTCATTCTCTCTGGATAGTTCTTCTGATTTAGCAACTACTTTTGGATTGATACAAGCGATTTGAAAGTGTTCTGTGCCAATAACAAATACTCTTTGAAATATGCCACATTGATTTGCTGATAGTCCAATACCATTATACATTTTCATCGTCATCTTCAATCTCGCAACAAGATTTTTCATTGACGGATTTGGTATCGATTCTTTGTATTCTGGAATAGCAACACTTAGCATTGGATGATTTTCACCAAATACTTTTAATGGTTCGATTATCTCTTCGGTTACGACACCAGAAGAGGTATCAATTGTTAAAAATTCACTCATCTTTATTCACCCAATCCTCTGCATAAAATTCTGCATCTTCTTCACTATTAAATCTGGCCGTATAATATACACCAGTCGAACTCTTTACTGTAACAAAAAATCCTTCAGCATCTTTGAATACCGATGCGGAAGTATTATTGTCACCAAAATATCTACTCAATTCTCTCATTTTAATATCCTTGAAAAGTTCTTTACCTTATCAAATTTTATTACATTACTAAACTTGTCTTGTAAAATGTCACCCTTATGTGAGATAACAAACAAATTAACACCATCTAGCATATGTAGGATTTTCATCAACTCTTCTGTGCCACCTGTATCTAGGCTTGAATCAAACACTTCATCAAGTATCAATAGATTTGTATTGGAAGAATTCTTCAACTTAGCAACTGCTCGCCAAGTTAACATCAATGCCATGTCAATTCGTTGCTTTTCACCTTCAGAGAAATTGTTATAAGTAAACTCATCTCTGTGCCTAGATTTAATAGTCTCTTTGAATGATTCGTCAAGGTTAAAATTAACAAAGAAATCCAAGGAGGCTAAATACTTATTGACCAACTTGTTTATGATTGGTAAATACTGTTTAATAATCTTGGTCTTAATACCCGTATCTTTCAACAAACCAGAAGCGACTTCATAATATGTTTTATCTTGTATTAGCACTTTCAACTCTTCTTGCAATTGAGACAAAGAATCCTTTAATTCTTTTAAGTCTTGTTGTTCTTTCTCTGACACTACTTTCAACTGCTTAAGTTCTTCAATCTGTTTCTGTAACTTGGTGATATATTTGTTTGTCTCATTTATAGAAGTATTGTTTGTCGCAATTTTAATTTGTAGTGCTTGAATTTTTTTCTGCACTTCTGTAATCGAATTGAGCTTGTTTTGTTCTGCTAATAACTTCTTCTCTAGTTCTGAGAGTCCATGTTCACACTCGGTCGCCTTACTAGAAAGATTGGCAATCTCTGTCTCTTTAAACTCAACGGCAATGGTTTGCCTACAGGTTGGACAATCGTCATTATGTTGAAAGAAACTGATATCTTTTCTATATTTGGATATTGTGCTTTCAATTTGCGATTCAAGTTTTGTAATAGTCTTGAGTTTATTCTCGACCGCAGTTTTCTCTTCCACAGAGGTTTGGTGTGTAGAGACTTGAGCATTAAGATTTGCTGTCTCATCATGTAAGGTTTGTATAATACTCTGATTACTGTGTACCTCTTCTTCATACTCTTTCACCTTATCATCATTGTTTTGCTTTAACTCTTTGATATATTTTTCTTGTAAATCAAATTTTTGTTGAGACAAGTCAATGTCATATTTTTTAGATGTAGTTGAATCTTTGTTACTGGATAACTTCTCTCTGAGAATACCATTCATGGTAGAAAAGATTTGTATATCAAGTAAGTCTTCAATGATTGCTCTTCGGTCAGAAGCTGACAACTGCATGAATGGAACAAATGATGCCGAACCAAGAATAACAATCTGTGTAAACGATTTGTAGTTTAACTTGAGAATCGTCTTCTCTAAGATTTCTTGATAGTCTCTTGCAGCAGCATCTTGATTCAACAACTCACCGTTCTGATAGATTTCAAACACATTTGGTTTAATACCTCTAACGACTTTGTATGATTTGTTGTTTGTATCAAACTCAATTTCAATAACACAATCTTTGCCATTGATTGAATTCAGTAAACTAGGTTTGTTGATGTTACGAAATGCTTTGCCAAACAAACCAAAACACAATGCATCAAGCATTGTTGATTTGCCAGAACCATTCTCACCAACAACTAGTGTGTTTTGATTGTTGTCTAATTTTATTTCAGTAAAGTAGTTGCCGGTACTTAACAAATTTTTCCACCGCACATAACGAAATACTATCATTCAGTTTTTTCCGTATTCAATGCCTCAACATATAGTTCACGCATCAGAGTTTTTAATTTTTCACCCTCAACATTTAATGTTAGGTTGTCAATATACTTAGATAAGATTGTCATTGTATCTTCAGCTTGGTCAATAATTTCTTGGTCAACATCAATGAGTGTATCAGTAAAGTCTTCAACAATTGATAAGTCTGCAACACCTGCCTTGTAGATGTTATCTAATACACTATCAAATAAAAATGGATTTTGTTTATTCAATACAACCACTTTAACGAAAGAATCCTTTAGTGGCGCATAGTCATATTTTTTCCATGCCTCAAAGTCATTACTTGAATCATCATACATTATTTTATGAAACATTTTATATGGATTCAAAATGAATTCAATCTCTCTTGTCTCAGTATCAAATACATGAAATCCTCTTGGGTCATTATAATCCGCCCATGTCATTTCATATTGATTGCCAAGATATGTAATATTGCCATTTGTTGACTTGTGATGGAAGTGACCAGACAATACGATATCAAATCTATCAAATAGTTTTCTATCTAATCCTTCGTGACAGATGTTGCCTCGATCCATTTCAAAACCTGCAATCTCAAAATGCCCAAACACAACTTCAACGGGTGCAACCTTTAAAAACTCCATTGACTGTTCGTAGTTGTCTTCACAAATCCAAGGCATCAATAGAATATCAACACCATCAAATGTAACTATCTTTGGATCGGTGTAGATGAACGGCTCATGTACACCGTCATAGGTCGAACAGAGATTATGAATTGCATTTACTTTGTTTGTGTTCTTATAATAGGTGTCGTGATTACCAATCATAATATGGGTATCAATACCTTCTGACCACAATCGTTTCATAAATCGATTTTGAAAATCAGATGCGATATTGTGATTAATAAACTTTCTTCTATCAACAACATCACCTAAATGAATAAGCGTAGTAATGTTATGCTCTTTCAAATAAGGAAAAAATATGTTTTCCCAAAACTTGAAAAAGTATTGATTGAATACTTGACTATCACCTCTCGCACCGAAATGCGTGTCATTCACTAAAGCTATCTTCATTTACCTACAATCTAAAAATAATTTGCACCATGTAATGATAACACAAGTTTATAGGTTTGTCAAGGGTTGTTCAGGCAATTCTTCCAAGAACTTTTCAACACCCTTAGTCTTGCCTTCTTTTTTCTTTTTCTTAGCTTCTTCAAAGGTATGAATGAACTCTGAAATGTTATCGTATAATTGGAACTGTTTCATGTTGCCGTCTGAGTCTTCAAACATTTCATTCTCACCAAGCAAACCAAACTGTTCTGTTGCCTTATACTTAACATACAGTTGTTTCTTCTCTTTCATAATTCTACGGAGAAAAGCATAGTAAATGATTTGGGTAAAATACGCAAATGGATTCTTTGATTTGATTGGATCAAAATTTCTAAAATACATAAGGCAGTTTTCAATACCATCTGCAATCATTTCATCTCGGAAAGAATATGATATGAAGTTAGGTTTCCTTGAAAGATGTTCTGCAATCTTTAGGAAACATTCCCCAATGTAATTGGGAATTTGTGGGTCTTCTTTCCCTGCTTCTTTGGCAACATCGCATTTCTCTTTATATACAATCAACGCATCTAAAAAGTCGGCATTGTTTACATAATGTTTTGGTTTCTTCTCACTCATATTTCTTCCTTTTATTTAGCTTGACATCGTACTTGACAACTGTTAACATGGCGGTGTCCCCCGTTAGATGATATATTAGCTTCCACATCAATGTAACCTGTTAGATTTCTTTCTTTTGATAATCTCTGCAACATCTTCTTTAGTGAGTTCACCCTCAGGGTCTTCTTCATCATCGTATTCTTCCTCATCTGATGCATCTCTTAGATTTTGGCTAAGAGTGTTATCTTTCAACA